CAGTCTGGCGCTGGCCTCGACCTCCGCGTCGGTGACGGGGATCCCGTCCATGCCGCCCTCGTGCTCGATGGTGATGCCGCTGCAATCGGATTGCCAGTTGGCGTCGGCCCACGAGCCGTTCGCCTCGTCCACCCACTGGTAGACGCTGCCGTCGCCGCCGACCCCGTAATGGCTGGCGGCTTGGAAGCTGGAGCGCATGAAGCACGAGTCCGTGCCGGCCAATCGGCCGACCATGATGTGCAGGGTGATGTGGTCGACGTGCAGCCCGTTGCGCCCAGCGTAGTGGTTCGGACTGCCGCGCCATAGTGCGAAGCCTGCGCCGGTCATCAGAGATTACCGCCCGGCACAAGATCGGAGTCTGCCACGGTGTTGTCCGTGTCCGTCGATTCGGCTGATTCGGCGGCAGTCTTCGGCGTGGTCTTGGCCACGACTGCCGCCGCGCTCAAGGCCGCGTTCTTCGCGGCGCTGATGCCGTTGACCACACCCTCCTTCTTCAGGGCGTCCACGAGCTGCTGTCCCGCGAGCGAGGCGGATGTGATGTTCTGGTTCTTCCACCAGCCGTAGATCGTGCCCGCGATGCCGATGACGCCGAAAACCGACGCGCTCACCTGCTCGTCCGTGAATGGCAGCGGATTGATGCCGGCCAGACTGAGACCGGCGTTGACCAAAGCGTAGAGGGTGACCACGATGGTCACGCCGGCCTTGACCCGTTCGCCGGTCAATCCCGGCAGATTATTGGTGGTGGTGTTTTTGGTGGCATGGTCTGCCATGATTGCCTCCTTCAGGCATAAGGAAAGGCCACCTCCGGGGAGATGGCCTTGAAAAATAGTTGATGCGTCTCAGCGCATGTGTGCGCCGTGGTTGAAGACGAGGATGAGCGCGCACAATGCCAGCCATGCGACGGCCGCGATGAGCATTGTCATTGTCATTCGTCCTCCAAGGTCTCCGGCGCCACGTCCGCACGCAATTCGTCCGGCAGATGCGGCTTCGGATGATTCGCCAGAAAATCCGGCTCGATGATCTCGCAGAAGGTCTGAAGCCAGTGGAAAAGGCTGCGGGTGTAGGCCGCTAGGGCGAAATATTTCCGCTGCTGCGATTCCAGGTGCTGTATTTGTTCCTCCTGCGATTCGACCTGCTCGCGCAAAGGCTTGATGACTGAATCGGTCAGAATGTCGCAGGCTTGGGCGGCTATCTGCGCGGTGTCCTTGCGGCGGCTGGAGATGGCGCCGATGATGGCTCCGACTCCTCCGCCGCCGACCAGTGCGACGATCACCGCCGTCCAGAATTCCTGGCTTGAGAAGAGGTCGAGCGGTGGCATCAGTCCTCGGCTCCGTCACTGCGCCATGTCTTGATTTCGGTGACTTGTGCGAGCTGGGTGGCGGTGATGGTCTCGCTGTCCTTGGTGTCCATGTCCGCGATGGTGGCCTCGGTGGCCTGCCGGTCCGTGAAGGTCGCGGTGACGCCACGCTGATAGTCAGTCCATGTCTCGCCGTCAGCGTCCTTGTGGTCGAATGTCAGGCCCAAGCGCAAAAGCTGGTAGACGATGCCACTCTTGGGTGGGCGCAGGTCGAGGATGCCGTCCTGCACGTCGGCAGCGGCGGCATTGGTAGCGGTGGTTTCATCGGTCATTTTTCCTCCTTGTGTTATCTGGTCACGATTTCGCGGCCGTCGATGTAAAGCTTGCCCGCGGCCGGTCCGGTGGCGAGCGTGTGGTTCCCTGCCCATTTCAGGCTCCAGCCCGCGGCGGAGAGTCTCAATCCCCAGCCCTGGTCGTTGGTGAACTGCAGGCCGCCGGCGCCGATGGAGATCTTGCCGTATTTCACGGTCTCGATGTTCAACCCACCCGAAGCCGAGCATTCGATGCTCGACCCGTCCGGAGCGGTGATGCCGACGCCGGACTTGCCCACCTGGATGTGGTAGGTCTTCGACGTGTCGGCGGTGGGCTGGACGGTGATGTTGATGCCATCCTGCGAAAGCGACAAATAGCCACTGCCGGTGCCGTCATCACCAGTCACCTGGAATCGATGCTGATTGATGCGCGTCAGGAGATTGCCAGAAGCGTCGAGCAGGTCGAAAGTGCCGTTGGTGTTGACGAGCGCGGAAACGCCGGTGAACTTGCCGTTTGACCGTTTGCCGACGCGCACACCGGACGCGGTGAAGTTGATGCAATCCTCAAGGCTTCCGACGCGGGATTGCGCGTTGGTCGCGTGCGAGTCGGCGGTGTTGGCCTTGTTCTGCGCGTTCTGCGTCTCCACCTTGGTGGAGAACTTCACGTCCAGGCTGTTGTTGTTCTGGGTGATCTTCGACGAGATCTCCTGCGTGACACCGGTTTTCGTGGCATACGTGCTGCTCACGCTGCTGGTGATGCTGTCCTTCGCGGCCGTGATGTCCGACTTCGTCGCGAGCCCGGACCCGTCGGAACCCTTGTAGGATTGCACCACACCCAAGGCCACGCTCTTGGCCGTCTGGTCGACATACGACCTTGTGCTGAGCGTGTCGTAGGCGAGGTTCTGCGCGGTGCCCGACGTGGGTTCCGCGTCCTGGATCCTCGTGCCACCGCAGTTCGGACCGTCCTGCCACGACTTGTAGTTACCATGCAGCGTGTAATGGCCATTCCAATACGCCCACGGCATGTACGCCCAGATGTCGCACGTGGTGGAGCTGAACGCCATGACCTTGACCTTCACGCCGTCCGCGTTGCGGATGCGGTTCACGCTCACGCCGAACGCGCCATTGGCGGATGCTGAGGCTTGCGATCCGTCCTTGATGAAGATCTCGAACTCGGCGTTCTGGTCGGGGTTGCCGTTCCACCCGTTGCCGGAGTACACGTGGATGAGCACCGATGATGAGTCGCCGTTGCTGGTGAGATAGCCGAGTTTCACCCACTTCGCCTTGCCGGCCGCGCCACCCATCGTGAACGTGCGGGTCGCGCTCTTCCTCAATGCCTCGGTCGCGGTCTGCGTGGTGTATGTGTTCGCGACTTCGCTTTTGATCGAGGATGCGGTCTGGCTGATGCTGGATTGCATGTCGGAGCGGGTCGGATAATCACCTTTCGGCTGATACGACTGCGCCACAGTGGTCTTGAAACCGCTGAGATTCTGTTCCAATGAGCTGACGCGGCTCACGTCGGCCTTGCCGTCGATCTTCTGCGACAGGGTCGTGTTGATCTTGTCGGCCTTCTGGCTGACCTGGCTGATGGTGGTCGTGTTGCCTTGGGTGGTCTTGGCGACCTCCTGCACCTTGCCTGTGATCTCATTCGCCTTCTGCGTCAGGGCGGAATTCGTGGCGTAAGAGCTCATACCGTCCTTGGACTGGTATTTCTCGCTCACTTCGCCGCGGATCTGGTTCGCCGTCTGCGTCAGATGGGATGTGGTCGCATAGGAGGACATCCCAGCCTTGGTCTGGTAAGTGTTAGAGACCGTGGTCTTGAAGCCATCAAGGTTCTGTTGGACAGAAGAAACTCGATTGGATGTCTCAGCGGCTTCGGTAATATCACGGAATGCGACGTCATCCCATAGAATGCTTCCATTGGCTTGGTGCATCACCTCGATTCTGACCGAAGTGATCGAACCATCATCGGGACACTTCCAATCGACATGCGTTTCCGACCATGACGTTGATTTGCTGCATTGAGCTTCGGCAATAAATGATCCGTCAGGTTTTGCCAATCTGAGTTTGTCAGCGGACGGATTGACGTTCGACGGGACCGACGAATACCAGGCACAGTATCCCGACAGGCGATACGTGCGTCCCTTGGTGACCGGTATCGTGGTGGCTGTCCCAGCCATGCCTTTCTCATGAGTCAACGGGCATCGGTTATCTCCGGTGGCCGCATCGCAGACCAGAACATGTTTGCCATGATAAAATGATCCGATAGAAATACGGAATGGGGTCTTAAGTCCCTTCCACCATTCAGTCGATTCAAACCCACCATCGGTGATGAGGTTGTCACCTGCAAGTGCCGCATCGACAAGGTTAGCGGTCTGACTAATAGTGGTCTTATTACTGTCAGCGGTACTCTTCGCTTCGTTGGCTGTAGTAACGGTTGCATTGAGAGTCTTAGCCTGTTCGGTGATCTTGGTCGAAAGACCGTTGGCGGTCTGTTCTACACTTGTCGCCTTATTGAGGGCGCCAGTGGCGGTCTGGGAGACTTTTGATACTTCGGCGGTGATGCTGCCGGAGGTCTGCTTCAGCGCGCTGGTCGTGGCGTAGGCGGACATTCCGTCTTTGGTCTGGTAGGTCTTCGCGACAGTGGATTTGAAACCATCGAGGTTCTGTTCCAGACTGCTGACACGATTCACGGCACTGTCAGCAGTGGTTTTGACCTGTGAAATGGTCTGTTTATTGCTGTCGGCGGTGCTCTTCGCCTCGTTCGCAGTCTTGACGGTCGCATTGAGTGTCTTACCCTGTTCAGTGATCTTACTGCTAAGGCCATTAGCAGTCTGTTCCACTGTAGTGGCTTTGGACATTGCACCGTTTGCGGTCTTGGAGACTTCAGTGACCTGAGCTTTGATGGAATTCGCAGTCTGGGTAACAGAACTGTTGGTTGCGTAATCTCCTGCTGGTTGAAGATCTTCAGGGGCTGGAGACCAATCGGTTGGTTTGGTGCCTTTTTCGAGTTTTATTTTTCCTTTGAAAATGACTGGGAATGATGATCGCATTGTAACTGCATTAGCAGGACTTGTAAATACATACTTCCATGATGCTTCTGTAGCACTATATGCACCAATTGGACGTGAAATAAACTTCCCATTTTCATCATAAAATGCTACTGAAATATAGCAACCGTTAGGCGTTGTAATTGAACCTGAAATCGTATACTTTGTATTCCGTTCTGCTGAAACCGGAACAGTATAGCAATGATCATTTTTTGCAGCATCGAATCCGACATTTCCTACAGGGTCAATACGGCCTGGTTTTACACCGGTAAGAACAATTCGATTCGTTCCACCAATCGTAAGATTATTGAAATCAGTTTTAGTGGTATACGTCTGGCTGACAGTCGTCTTGAACCCGTTGAGATTCGCTTCGAGATTCGTCGCCTTATCGACGGCACTCTGTGCGGTCTTCGCAGTAGACGAAATACTGGCGCTTAGAGAGTCCGAAGTGACCTTCAGGCTCGTCTTCGTCGCATACACCGCATCGTTCTGAGCCTTCGTCTGGTAGTTCTTGGACAGATTCAGAGTCACGGCATCCGCGGTCTGCTGAGCCTTCGACGCGGCGGTCACGGCGCCATCCGCCGTCTGTTTGACCGATGACAGTGACGAGGATATGGAATCACTCGTGGCCTTCAAATCCGCCTTCGTCGAATACTTCTCGTCGCTCGCGGCAGTGGTCTGGTAGTCCTTGGACAGGGTCGCGCCGAAACCGTCCGCCGTGGCCTGCGCCTTGGAAGCCGCAGTCACGGCACCATCGGCGGTCTGCTGCGACCTCGTGATATTCGCCTGCAAGCCGTCGGCGGTGGCCTTAAGCTCCGTCTTCGCGGCATACTTTTCATCGGCATCGGCGGTGGTGGTGTAATTCTTGCTCAGGTTCGCGCTGATGCCGTTGGCGGTCTGCTCCACCTGCGACACCTTGCTCATGGCATCCGAAGCGGTCTTCGTATTCTGCGATACCGTCGAGCTGAGGCCGGTCACGGTCTGCTGCAAAGAGGTCAGGCTCTTGACCGTGGTCTGGCCATCCGAAGCGACACCCTCGATACGCGTGGACAATTCGCCCAGCTTCGTCGTGTGCCCGTTGACGGTCGTGGTCACGTCACTGATCTGCCCGGCCAGCTGGTCGCCCTTGTCGCTCGCGGCCTGAGCCTTCGCATCCACACTGGCGATGCTCTTGTCCAAGGCGGCCTTGTCAGCATCCACCCTCTGCGAGATTTTGCTCGCATCGGCCTTGACCTGCTCCGCCTTCGCATCCACGTTGGCGATGCTGGATTTGAGAGCAGCCGTCTGCGCCTCCAAGTCGGACTGCGCCTTATCCGCCTTCTTGTCCACGTTAGCGATCGCATTGTCGGCGGCCTGCTTGTTCGCATCCATCTCCGCTTGCATGTCGGAGCGCGCCTTGTCGGCTTTGGCTGCGGCATCCTGCGCCTGTTTGCGCGCATCATCGATGCCCGCCTGGGCGTCCTGACGGATCTGTTCGCCCTGCTTGATCGCCTCATCCGCCTTCGCGACGGCGTCATCGGCGGCCTTCCGTGCGTCCTGCGCCGCCTTGTCGATTCCGCTCGTGTCCACCAACGGCAACTGGTTGCCGTCCCGGTCGATGCGGTTCGCGCCGTCCTGCGCGCCATCGCCGATGATGACGTCCGTGTCACCGCCTGTAGGGATGCGCACGGTGCCGACCTTGTGCGTCTTCTGAGTCAAGGCCAATCTCATGGCCTTCATCCCAAGGCTCAGGCCGAGGACATTATCATCGGGATTCAATTCGACATGAGAAGCCATGCGTACCTCCGAAAAATTCAGGCCATGGGATCCTCCATGGCGTCGAAAATCAAGCTCACTTTGTCCGATTGGTCGCCGCTCATCTGCATGAGACGGCACTCGTAGACGCCGTCGGAAAGCGATGGGAAGCCTTGGATGTCGAGACGCATGGTCTCGCCCGGCCAAAAGCTCCCGAGTGGATGCAATGGCGTGCCGTCCACGCTCACGTCATTGGCGTGCAATTCGCCTTTGATCTGCATGAGCGGCGCGTGATTCGCGGCAAGGACACCGTCGGCATGCTGGCGCAGCAGGTTCGCGTCGGCGGCGTCCGTGTCGCTGTAGGCCATCTCGCGGAGCGGGAATGGCTCATGATTGCCGTTGACGAGCCTCAGATCCTCGGACAGGTGGCAGAGCTGCGCCTTGTCCGTGCCAGAGCCGGACGCGTAGACACGGTGCACGGCGCCCAAGTGGTCGATGGTCATGTTTTCCAAGGTGCCGCCATACGGGCTGCTGGAAAGCTCGAGGATAGTGTCCTGCGCGATGTTCGGATCCGCGTCACTCCCGGCGAGGAAGTCGAAGCGGATGGTGTCGCCGGAGAGTTTCGGGCGCAATTGCAGGTCGGGCCCGTTTTCCACGTTGGCGATCTTGTCCCACACGCCCGAGCATTTCAGATTCTGGATATCCCATGAATCGTATTCGCGCTGGTGCGAGCCTTGCTCTCCTCGGTAGTGCCAGTCGATGGGCAGTCCGCCGCCCGGCTTGGCATTGGTGCACAGCCACCCCGCCTCCGCCGCGATGGCGCGCAAGGAGAGATTGTTGAAGTTGATGACGTCGGTGCTGGTGCTGCCATTGGCAGTGCCGTAGACTCCCTCGCGCACCAGATACCGGTCGCCCAAGAGCCCGTAAATGCTCGTCAGGCTGAAGTCGGTGTCGAGTGGCCCGTCCTTGCGTTGTCCGATGAGGCCGCACAATATTGGTGTGCCGATGGCATCCTCCGAATCGAGCGGACTCGTCCAGCAGAGTGCGACGCTGCGCCGGTCTGGCGCGAGGAGCCGTGAGCGTTCGCCTGGCGAATTGGCCGGCACCGCGGTCCATGGCACCTTGAGACCGCTCACCTCGTCCTGTCCCACACCCTTGGATTTCGTGGTGGAAAGCGATGAGTCGGCCACACTGACCGACCAGCTGAAATTCGGCAAGTCGATTGGACACAAGAGCTGTCCGCTGATCGTATCCACGATATACGCGCGCCAAGCCATGAGTGCGCCTCCTTAGCCGACGTTCACGCCACGGTCCCACACTTCCAGGGTGCGGCCGGGATAGTTCTCCTTGCCATCCGAATGGCAGATGAAATAGACGTTTTCGCCCCAAGTGACGCGATGATTTCTTGTGCGCACGGTGTGCCACCCGGCCTGCAATGACACCAGGGCGTTCAGGTGCACCTGCTGCCACGCGCGGGACACTTGGAATTGACCTCCCCCGCCCTGCGCGTCCTTGCCGTCAACCTGGAAGCCCACGTACCAGCAGGCCATCTGGGTGGCGTCCTCGGTGGGCTTCTTCGGATTGTCGTGGCGGCAGGCACACGCGGCGGCGGTGTATCGGAGCTCGACCAGCCTGTCGGTCGGCAGGTAGAACACGGTGTCCTGCTCGTAGTAGTCCTTGCCTCCGTCGCCCATGTTCGCCGGACCCTCGTAATTGCGGACGTTCCGAGCTATCAGACCCTTGCTCGCGCCGTAGGGCATGGCGTAGCGTTCCGCGCCATCCGTACTGCACGATTTGGTTTGTGTCATGCCGGCGGGCACGAGCATGGCCGCCAAACGCACCACATCGGACGGCACCTGGTCGAGCGGCACGTCTGGGTCAGCGGCCGGCGTGCCCTGAGTGACGCCGAGCACCACCTGATTGTCCACGTCTCCCTTGTCGAGGTCGTGGGCGCGGAGCCAAATCACGTCGTATCGGCTCAATCCGGCGTTACCGGCGGCGACTGCGGGAGTGGCGCCGCCCGGCCAATAAGCGAGCACCGCCTCGCCCTTCTGGCCGTCAGGCTGAATCAATGCGGTACCGGCGCTCACCGTGTAGGTGAGCCCTGTGCCTCCGGTCACGGTAAGCCCCTGAATGATGCCGTCACTGGCCCACTGGGCGCTGATGATATGCCGATGCACCTGGGGGCTGACGCCCTGCGATTTCGCGTCGGGACGAATGCCTAAAGCCGTGGTCATAAGTGTTGCACCTCCGAATCGGAAAAACGTTTAAATGTAGGTGTCATGGCTTGAGCAGCTGACCCACCCGCTGCCTGCGGTGGCGAGATTGACCGTCAGACTCTTGCCGGCCGGTATCGTCATCCAGCCACGCTGTGATAATCCGCTGGTCACGTCCACGCCGCCCATGGTGGCGGTGCGGGAGCGGGTGTCCAGCAATACTGGTGTGCCGGTGTGGATGGCGCGTGAATAGGCGATGGTGGAATTACGCCCGTCGCACGCCAAGCGGAGCGTGCAGCCATCAGGCCACTCTCCGCACAAGGTGTAGGTCGGATATGCGCGGCTAGTGCCCTGATTCGGCAAGCGCATCACCGTCGCACCATCCGACGCCACGCCATACTGCAGCGGATATGCCAAGCCACCATTAGCCGCGCCGTAGCTCAAGCCGCCCGACTGCACCACCGACGCGCGAGCCTCACCCGAATGAGCCAGCGTGGACAGGCGTTCGGGACGCTCGAAGACGATGGTGATGGTCGAATCGGCGATGCTGCCGGTACGATAATCTGGCTGCTGAGTCACAGTCAGATAGCCGCCGGCACAGTAGGTGTCCTCGGTGCCGTCGACCACGCGCATCCTGACCTGACGATGCACGAGCCTGCGCACACTGTCCGTCAAAGCGAGCAGCTCGTCACGGCTGGAGGCGTTGGCATTCCAATGCAGAGTGACGGCGCGGCTGGCGTAGGAGATGTCATCCTCGCTCACATCATGTCCACCGTCGCCCTGCCCTCGCGCCGTCACATTGACTTTCGCGGCGGGAGTCGACCACCAGCCCCCGATACCGCCTTTCGCGATGCACAGGCAGTCAAGATCGCCCGAACCCTCGAAACGCACCGGCTCCAAGCCGGAGGCCGACAATTCCGCAAAATAAGCCACATCGGCCTCCTTTTATCGCAATTGGTGTCGCGCGGTGCGCACGAGGATGCTCGCATCAGCCCATGGATCCGAGCGTTCGGGGATGTTGACGTTGAGGTTCACGGTCCGATCGCCCTTATCTTTGACGTCAGCGCCGAAGATCTTGACGATCTGCTCTCGCGTCAACACGAGTTCGGGCTGCTTGGTCTCGTTGGCCACGAGGTGCCGTCCGGGAGGCAGGATGCCGCCGCGATCGTACAGGGTCGGTCTATCGTCTCCGACGATGCCGCCGAGCGCGTAGCCGCCCGCACGATTCATTCCGGCCAACGACCCATACCGATGGATCGCGTAATTGCAGCCGGCATAGATGTTGGCGAGCGGGTCGGTGATGCCACGCGAGCGGTACGGCCCCGCATAGGCATTGAATGTGCCAGGAATGGTCTGCATCAGGCCCTGCGACGGCATACCCGCTTTGGCGTTGGAATCCCAGTTGTTGATGGCGTTAGGATTGCCGCCGGACTCCTGATTCATTCGGCGTAGCACGGTGTCGGCCCAGCTTGCTGGCTGGCCCAATTCCTTGAGCACCTGCAGGACTAGGCTCCTCCAGCGTTCCACGCCGCCACCGACCGAACCATGATATTGGCCCGCCTCGGATTTGCTGGTCCACTTGGATGCCAGGTCGGACGCCATCGACTTGACCTTGTCGACAAGAGCCGTAGCGGCACTCACCGGCAGTCTGCCGACCATCTGGCCGAACTGGCCGCCGCTGATTCCCGCCACCTGCGATTTCACAGGCGTGAGAATCTTCGACGTGACCCAATCCACAGGATTCTTCACAAAGGCCTGAGCTGTCTGGGACAAATCCTCGATGAATTTCTTCGCTCCGGACACCGCCTTGCCAATCTTGGAGGCAATGCCACCTTTGGCGAAGCGTTGGACGCCATCAAGACCCATATCCTCACGGACGGCCTGCACGCCATGGTGGCGAGCCAAAGCGTTCCAGCGGTAGACGTTCTCCGCGCCTACCGCCTTGGTCCATTCCGGCACCATCCACGCCTCGCCCGGCGAGGTCATCGCCGGGATCGAATCGACACCGGGAGCGTAACCGGGGTTGATGCCGCCGACGGTGCCGCCGGTTGCGAACTTCACCGTCGGAAGGGAGAGTTTCAGGCCGACGGCGCCGGCCACCGAATCCCATACCTTCTTGATGCCGTTCGTGTACACCGTGTTGACGACGAAGGCCACCGGAGCCCTTGCGGCCTCCTTGACCTGATCCCAGCTTCGTTTAATCCAATCCTTGGTGGACTGGAAGGTCTGGCCGATGGCATTGACGGCATTGGAGATAGGAATCTTCACGTTGTTGTCGAACCACGTGCCGACCGAGCTGAAGACGCCGGTTATCCGGTCTTTGGCCGTCTGGAAAATCGACTGGAAAGTGCCCGGAATCCCCTGGAAGAAGCCGGTGATGGAACCGGGAATGCCGGCAAACCAGTCACATACCACCTGCCACTTGGATTGCACCCATTGGCCAGCGGAGTCAAAGAAACCGCCGACAGCGGCCGGAATACCCGAGAAGAAACCTCCGATTGAGGATCCAACACCTGAGAACCAGTCGCAGATGCCCTGCCATTTGGCCTCAACCCACTGGCCCGCCGAATCAAACCATCCACCAATCGCCGATGGAATACCGGAGAAGAAGTCGCCGATCTTCTGACCTGTGGTCCCGAACCAGTCCTTGACACCGTTCCAACGGTCCTCGACCCACTGGGCCGCGCCGTCGAACTTCGATTGAATCTTGACCATCAGGTCGCACCAATTGGTGTTGATCCAATCGCCGGCGTCGCCCCATGCCTTCTTGATGCCGGCCAGAGTGTCCTGCTGGGCTTTGACCTGCGCTGCCGTATTGTCAGCCTGTGCCTGCCCTGCCTCGGAGAACGCGCCTTTGATGCCGTTCCAAGCCTTGACTCCGGCATCGCGTTGGCCGGAGCTCATCGAAGCTTGCGCGGAACCGGTATTACCTGCGAACCCCTGCTCGTCGGCTTTCTTTCGAAGGCTTCCGAGTTTGTTCATTCCGGTTTTCGCGGCACCCACGGCCATTGATGGCCAGTTCAGCGGATTCAGGTTGTGTTCCCATATGGAGTTCTTGATTCCGAGGAACTTGTTGTTTTCCTGTGCGGCCTTGTACCGTTTCTGGTAGTCGGCGTATGACTTGTCGCCCTCGCTGAAACCGGGAATTTTGTTCAGTTGACTCCATGCCCACTTAGGAGTGCCTTTTTCGACGTTCTTCGCAGCTGAAAGCATTGCGGTTCCACCGGCTGCGATTCCAACCTTGCCGACGGTAAGCTTTGACAGCCATTTCGGAGCCTTCAGCCCGCCGAGGAACTTGCCGAACGATTTCAGCGCGTTGCCAGCGGTCTTGATGCCTTTTCCGGCGATGCCGAAGCCTTTGCCGATATCCTTGGCGACACCGAAGATGTTCTTCAGTATCTTGAATCCTTTACTACCTAACCACAGGTAGATGGCCGTATCGAAGATGGTGCCCTGCTGGTCAGCGGACAGACCGTTCCACGCCTTCTCGATTGATGCGAGCAGGTCGAGCAGTGGCTTCAGACCAGCAAGCGCCACATTGGCGGCTTTCAAGGCCTTGTTCAAGTTCGACTTGTCGCCATCCGCCGGGGTGTTGAAAAATTCACCCAATCCGGGAAGGTTCTTCAGCACCTCGCTGGCGGAGTCGCGGATGCCGAGGAGGCTGTCTTTGAAGTCGATGAGTGTCTGGCGGTCTGCGTTCTCGAAGGCACGGTTGAACTCGTACGAGAATTCACCGGTCTTGATGAAATCGGTGAGACCTTTATACCCCCACCGAATCCGCTGGTAAGCGTCTTCGATGCCCGCATACGACTTCTTGTCGATGTGGAAAGATTCAGCCAATTTTTCGTTGACTTTGCCGGTCTCGACGAATTCCAATGATCCGGAGACCGCCTTGGCCACAGCCGAGCCGACATCTCCGAATTTCGCCGTAAAGCTGTTAATGACGCCGCTGATGCGGTCGACACCGAACGCCTCGATAATCTTCTCGATGGCCTTCTGGACGCGGTTTTTCGCGTTCTCCATCGCAGTGCCGATGCCCTGTGTGGCGTCTTTTGCCTGCGTCGTAAATGATGCGTACGGCCCGTAGCCGTCCTTATTGAGCTTGACGAGCGCCTTATTGAAGTCCTCGAAGGTGACCTTGCCACCCTTCATCGCCTCATATAGGTCGTTCTGCTTCGCGTTTGCGCCAAGGATGCTCTTGGCCAATTGGTTCATCTGGCCAGGCATTGCATTGACGACACTTCGCCATGCGGCGGCATCGACCTTGTTCGCGCTCAACATCTGGTTGTACTGTTCGATGGCGTTGGCCTGCAGCACTGTGTCTTTGCCGCCGGCCAGGACGGCATTGTTGAACGCCAATGCGATGCTGGTGGCCTCGTCCAGATTCTTGGTCAACGGAGCAAGCTGCTGGACCATGCCGATCATGCTTGATGTGGTGGTCGGCAGGCCGTCGATGCTGGCGCTGATGCGTTTGATGGCTGCGGCAGCGTCATTCGAGTCGTACCCCAAATTCTTCATGATTTTGGGGAAATTGTTCATCGTGTCGGCGCGTTTAATGGCGCCTTCCACATTGCTGGTGATGATGTTTGAGACTTTGCTGAATGCCGACTGCGCGAACCTGCTGATGGCTCCGAACTTCGCGGCTCCCCACGCGGTGAAGAAGCGTTCGGAATCTCCGACTCCCCTTGCGGCAGTGGTGGTGACGCTTGATTGCATGCTACGGAAGGAATTGATGGCATTGCGCGCCGATGCCGCGGCGGACGCGAAAAATCCCGACTGCTTGGAAGTGCTCGCGTTCAGATTCGTCTGAGCGTCGTGGAGCTGCGTCTGAGTCTCTTTCAGGCCTTCGCTGGCGGCTTTGAGTTGTTCCTCGGCCGATGTGACGGCTTCGGTCTTCTGCCTCGCCTTGCTCCTTGCGTCGTTGAGTCGTGCTTGGGCGTTGATGGCCTGTGAGGAGGATTGTCCGCTTTTGACGATGGTTTCCTGCAGTTTGACTTCGGCGGCCTGTACGCGCAGGTCGGCGCTTTTCTGCTCGTCGCGCGCTTTTGCGATCTGCGACGTGCACTGGCTGACCGCCTGCGCGGCCTTCTTCTCAGCCTGCTGCAGGCTCTTGACCTGCTCTGACAGCACGTCACGGCCAGCGGCCTGATTCATGGCGTCGGAGAATTTCTTGCCGGCATTCCGTCCTGCGGAGGTGGCCGCGGCCGTCACACCGCTGTTGAGCTTCGTGCCGAAAGCGCTCAGATTCGGGAGCACATCGATCCATGCGGCTGTGCCGGCCATGAGACCACCTCACTGTTCAGTTTTTCGATTGATCGCCCGTGACAAGCGCCATGAGCTCGCTCCGCTCCTGCGCGTGTAAGGCCTTGCTGTCGACAGACGACTGTTCGCGTTTGGACTCAGCCACCACGACAGCCGGAGGCTTGGTGCGAGGCCTGATGTCATCCTCTTCAAGGGGATGCTCCACAAATGGAGCGCACTGGGTGATGGTTAGCTGGATGTCACGGAGCATGTCGCCCAAATCGTGCAACAGCCATTCCGACTCACTCCAGCCATCACCAGCCAAAGCACGAAAGAAGACGTTGTCCGGCGGCATGTGGATTATCAGCGCATGCAATGCGCGGAGACTGATCTTGCGTTGCCAGAACTCTTGGATGGGGTCACGCGGCGCGTAGACCGCGCATAACGCGGCCTCCAATTCCTCCGCGTGACCATCGCCGTCAAGGAGCTCTAAAGCGTTGTAGGGTTTCCCTCGCTGTCCGTCTCATGCACTTCATCGGCCGCGTCGTCGAGCAGGAGGAAAAGCAGGCTGATCTGTCCGCCGGCCTCGATGAAATCATCCCACTGGGCGCCGAGCAGCGCTTTCGCCAAGTCGAACTGGTCGTCGGACTCCTGCGCCTTCGCGAATGCCTTCTTCTCCTCATTCGACTGGAAAATTGGAGCGTGGATGCGGAATTCCTTCGCATCCGGCTCGTCGTCGATGGTGAACTCGATCCACTCCCGAATCTTCGGGTGGGATTCAAGATACTTCGCCTTCACGGCCTTGAGGCTGCGGACCTTACGCTTCTTGTTGTCGGTCATTGTTCAATCCTTTCAAAAAAATCAGTGTTCCTTTCGGCGAGAGAAGAAGGGAAAATCCCGCACCGGTGAAAGGAATCAAAAGCCCGGTGCGGGAAGAATCAATGTCAGTCGGCGACCGGCTGTGACTCGGAGGACGCTGCCTGATCGGACACCGGCTGCGACTGGGAGACATCAGCATGAGGCGCGGCACCGGCCTTGGCGATCTTCTCGCCCTCGTAGAACACCTTGCCGGTCTTCGGATCCTGGAAGAAGGTGAAGGTCTGGTCCTCACCCTCGGCGTCGGAGCGGTTCTTGGTGTTGTCGCCCTGATTGGTGACCTTGACGCGATAACCGGCCTCGATGCGGTAATGTGCCGCGTCGCCCACACCGTCCTGACCGATCCAGATCAGGCGGTAGTACGGGAATTCCGTGGTTGTTTCATCGGTGAATTCGAAGCCCTCATCCTTGTTTTCCGGCCACTGGGAGACGGGCAGGCCGTGGGCCAAGGCCTTGACCCATGCGTTCATTTCCAGGAAGGTGAGCTGCAGGGTGCGGGTACGTCCGGTGATGTCGGAACGCACCGGCTCCAGATCCTGCACCGCACTGGTGTCGGCGGACTCGATGCCGCGACTCATCTTCGCGCCATCAGTGCTGATGTAGCCCATCACCTTGAAACCCTCGGGCAGCTGATTCGGTTTGTTGGTTGCGGTGTCGAAGAAAGGATCCGGCATCGCGGTCGAATAGTCGGCGATAGCGAGCAGCTGAGTGCCCCACTTTCGCACGTTTCCGTTATTGTCATTGAGAATGCTGGGCACATCGGTGATGGCAGCCATCATTTCCTCCAATCGTTGTCGTTATTTGAGACTGGTTTTTGGGCGCATGTCGAGAGATGCCGTGGCGGTGCAGCGAAGCACGCCGGCGGCACGCTCGTATGCGATTTGAGAGAATTCGGTGATTCGGGCGGCGTCAACGTAGCCGTAGCGGTTGCCTCGGCCTCCGAGCCTGAAGATGGAAGCTTCGATACGTCCGGTGATGTCGGCCATCGACTTCCAGTCAGCCGCGTACACGTCGATGTCGACGCTTCGCGTGCGCGTATAGTCGGCACCCTGACCTCCGCCGGGCGCCGGCGTGACCATCACACAAGGCAGATGGTCTTTCATGTCATCCGGCAGCTTCGAAACCGCCGAGATGCCGACATCGTCCTTCAGCCAAGCGATCAGCAAAGGGAGCGGGTGGGGCCATTGGCCTTGCAGGAGCATGAGTCAGTCCCCCATCTCCGCTATCGCGCGGCGCAGGAAGCCCTTCTTCGGCAGCTTGCCTCCGAACTCCTTCTCCGTGGCCTGCTCGTCACCGACGATGACGCGGGCGAAAGGCCTCTGGATGTGGCTCGGCGACTTCGTACCGGGACGTTTGCCCTGTACGACGCGCACGCTTTCCGCATAATGCCGATCACCTTCCTTGAGGGCGATGCGCTTCACAACCGGAGCGAGCCGACGTGCCTTCGCGTTCAAAGCTGAGGTGACAGCCGGATTGGACAGCACGTTTTTGCGCATCCAATCCTCATCGACCATGAATTTCCCGCTCATGACGTCACCTCCGTCATCCACCACTCGGTGTGGTTGCCTATCCCGTCAGGCGTCACATAGTCGAATGCCGCCGAAGCGGGCTGGAAAATGCGGCCATTCCATTCGATGCGCGAATCGCCCGTGAGCAGGCTCGCGACGAGATCGCCGGAATGGCTGAAGCACTTGTATTGCGGCAAGTGGTTCGCGTCCTGGAAGAGCGGCAGGTCGGTCACTGCGACCGGCTGCACGTTGCATCCATCGAGCACGGTTTTGCGCGTCGCATACTGCTGCTGGCCGAATTCGTCCGGCTCGTCGTCCACGACTTTCGTCGTGATGGTGAGCGTATGTCCGTGGATACCGTCCATGTCAGTCCACCTTGTATCGTGCGACCATCGCCGCCCACTGGGCCGTCGTGCCGACCGTCAGAGCGGACGAATAGGTGCGCTGTTCGGCGCCGGTGGTGTAGGACACGAGTCCGGGCAGCGTCTGGTAGATGGCCGCGGCCTGTTCGAGCACGACATCCTGGATGCCTGTCGGTACCGGGTCGTAGCCATGCCGGTACGTGATCTGCACGCTCCTCCACTTGTCCGGAATCGGCCGGTCGAGGCGTATCGCGCCAGACGTGGACCATTCGAAATCAGTGACCTGCCGGCCGTCGATGACCAGCTCCGTCACCTCGTGCACCGGGAGGCATGGCAGTGTGAGAGCCCTGCCTCCGTCGGAGTCGAGGATGATGGTTTCTGTCATCATGCTGATCGGATTGTTGGCCTGTTCGCGGAATCTGCCGGAGGCAAGGTCCAAGGCGAGTTTGAGTTTCTCGTCATCGGCCTTGCCTCCGGTCTTCAAGGCGAGATCATAGATGGAGGCCAGCGGATCAAGCGTCGACTCCGCCATCGGTCACCTCCCGGTCACTTGTGGTCCTGGCTGGAAGTGGAATCGGCGGCGAGCTTGACCACGGCGAGACGCTTCGGTTCGCGGATGAAGAGCATGTTGCGTTCCTCCGCGCGCACGTAGGTCAGGTTGTGGCGGGCGTCATCCTCGTTCTGGTTGAACGCTTCGATGGTCAGCGGCACGTAATTGAGCAGCTGGACGGTGGAGAAGTCTCCCATGACGGCGGTGCCCTTCGGCAGTGCCTGCGATTCGATGCGCGGAATGCCCCACAGGGTGCTCGGACCCATCGCGAAGGGCCCCTGACCGTAGAAGCGATCCTGCTTGTCCTTCGTGAGGTCGATTGTCTCGTTGTCCTCCGGGTTCAGGACGATGGCCTGGATGTTGGTGCCGATGGCGGACAGGACGCGCTTCGCATGGCGCGCGGTGGTGAAGATGTCCGTGTCGAAGGCGACCTGCTGGGTGCCGGTCGTGTTCAGGATGCCCTTCTGCGCCACATCGGTCGAAGAATCGCCGTTGAGGATGGTCTTCTCGAGATAGGCGTTCAGGTTGCGCATAAGCGTCTGGTTGATGAGCGTGCTGATGATGCCGTCATCGTGCAGTTCCTGGTTGGTGACCTTGAAGCCGTCGGCGCAGGTCCATTCCTTCGCCTCGGCCATCTGCGTGCCGAGCTGGGATAGCGGCTTCTCGGCGTTCTCATTGACGGATGCGGCGGCACTGGTCACGGAGATGAGCTGACGGTACTTGATGTACGGCGAATCGGTGGAGCCGCGGGTGATGAGGTCAAGGAAGACGTTCGGCTGCGGATAGGTGACATCCGTGTAGCCCGGCAGCACGGTCGGGTTCACGGCGCCCGGCAGCGCGGTGGACAGCGGATTCGGATCCTGCTTGACGCGGATTAGGCTCTTGGCGATGCGCACCGGCGTGCGATCCGGGGTGGTGGCGTTCTTGAAGGCCTTGTAGGCGTCGGTGTGGATGAATGCCTCGCCGATGGACTTCGCCACGACCGGCTTGCCGGACACGTCGTCGGACGGTTCGGACGCGGCCAGCATGCTCTTCAAGGCTTCGGAAGCCTCATGCTCCTTGTCGATCCTCGCCTTCAGGTCGTCGGCCTTCTTGCGCAGGGAGATGATCTCCTCGTTCTCGTCCGCGGTGAATTCGCGGCCTTCGCCCTGCGCCTTGTTAGCGATCGCCTTCACGCGGGCGATGGTGTCCTGCAGTTCCTGCTTCATGCTCATGTTGGAATCTCCTTCGGTGATGAGCTGTGTTTCCATTTCCGCCGCCCACGCGGTCAAATCGGGCAAGTTCTCAACGTCGGCCGGTTCGCCTTCGCTTGGCTCTGGTTCGTCGGCTTCTTCGTCGGTGGTGTCCTGCGACCGTTCCTCGTTCATGACCTCGCGGATCATGTTTCGGAGCTCGTCGCGGTCGAATTGCTGCATTGAAAAAGGCCCCGGACCATTCGGTTCGGAGCCTTCGTTTGAATCAGTGTCCTGCTGGACTGTGTCGGCCGGCGGGTCCTCGCTTTTCGTGCTGACCAGTCGCGTTTCCGGGTTCGCGCCCTTGAGACAGAGACTGACCTCGAAAAGGTCGAATTTCGTGATGGGCCAGACGAGATCGCCATCCGGCGCGGTTTGCACGTCGTCATACCATGCCTCACCGCCGACGCTGAACTCGTGCACGCGGCCGTCCTTCAAAAGCTTGAAGCACTGCAGGCCGTTTGGACTGCTCAAATCAAGCTGGCCGTCAATCTCAAGGCACGTATCGGTCTGCCGCATGTCGGTGATGACGCCGACGTTCGCGTTCGGATCCGTCCAATTATGGCTGAAGAGGATCGGGATGGTCTTGCCGGCGCGGAAATTCGCGATCGAATCATCGAAGGCGTGCGGCAGCATCATGTCGCCCTGCGAATCGACCACGTTGAAGGTCGATACGACCGCGGTGAATTTGCCTTCGCCCAAAGACTGGCCGTTGCCCACGCCCATTGGCTCGGACTTGGCGAGAAGCGTCTTCCTCCGGCTCTCGGAAAGAGGACGCATGTCATTCCTGTGCATTTGCACCTCCAAGATTCTGCGAGCCGCTGTCATGAGGGCTCGCCTGAGTGCCGCCGCCACGGACGGTGTTCAATTGAGTCAAAATCTCGTCGTATTCCTCGCCCTTCGGCTCGAGACCATGATCCGCTCTCGCCTCGTTGACGCTCATCCACGGACCACCGACGGCGGATGACGTGACCTGCGCATCGTCGATGAAGCTGCCGCGCAAAGCGGATTCGATATTGAATTCGATGAACTGGCCCGGGAAGAATCGACTGCAGATCTGCTCGTTGAAAGCACCCTGCAATTGCTCAAACAGTGGGCCCAATGTCTCGCGGTAGAGCGCGTCGCGGAAGGCCTGCTGCGAAGCGTATTTGCCTTCTCTTGCGCCGACCATCTCCGGCGGCACCTGATAGGCGGACGCCACCTCGATATCGCTCAAGGTGCGACCCTCGACCTCCTGCGCGTCCTTCGGCGTGAATTCCGTGCCGACCTTCTGATATTCGATGCCGCGCAGGATAGGGCTCTCGCCCTCCTTGCCGCCGCCATCCATCCAATTCGCCAGCTCGGTCTGCAGTCTGCGTCGCGCATCGGAGGACAAAGCCTTCTCATTCAGATCCTGCGACCAGTAGCCGGGCATGCGCAGGCCATGCTTCCACAATTGCCGACGCCACTTAACGGCCTCGGTGTGCTCATCCAAAGTCTGCTGCAGTGTGAGCATCGGACTGATGCCATCGAAGCTGCCGTAACCCTTGTCGCGGAAGTATCCGAGCGTGGTGTCCGGATCGTCGAAGCGGATGTACCCGTCAGGATTGGATGCCGGGTCGGTGGTGGTGAAGCCGTCGGCCTCATCGATAATGCCCGGACGCCTGTGGAACCGCCATTGTGAGGTCGGGAGCCTTTCGAGCGTCCCGTCTGCATCGGAGTAGACCACCAGGAATCGGTCGAAAAGCATCAGATCGGCCACGATGTCGTGAATCAGACGGTAGGTGCTCGTGCCAGCCGCCGGATTCGGATGATTGACCAGCTGATGCAATGGCCCGTCGGTGAGCATTTTGCGTCGACCGTATGGCTCGCCCTCGAATGCCTGGATGTGGACGCGGGCTACGTTTCGCGCGACGAATTCTACGACCTTGCGAACGCTCGGCTGCGTCGAATAGATCTCGAAGGCGCGAGGGCCGCTCGACAACGGCATTCCGGGGTCGACCACCGGCCATGGGCCGGTCACCGTGGCACCATTCCTGCCGGCGAAGTCGATTACACTGCCGGAGCCTTTGAAGAGGAGACTCATTCGCTCACCGCCTTAGCAAGTCTCAGAATCACAAAACCGGAAACAATCCAGCCAAGAGGAATCCAGAAAAGAAAACAGCCGGTGATGATGAAGGCGAGTCCGAGAATCTCCAGAATCAACTGCAGGAGGTCAAGCAAAAAGGCTTTCCGTCTCATAAATGCTCCTTTCCGGCGCGGGGCGGGTCAATGCCTCGCTCAATGCGTTCAGGGTCGCGGCCACGCCGTCGATCTTGTCGCCGGAGTTCTGCTTGTCCGGCTGGACGTTCCCATTCGTGTCGGTCTTGACTGCGAGATTGTCCACATTCCACCGCAATACGGGGTTGCCGTGGTGTCGGAAGAGCGGAGCGTCCTTCGTGCCGGTGAGCAGCAATCGCTGCATCTCCTTGAGCACCGGGCTCAAGGTCTTCGTGCCCTGCCGGACGATGGTCAGACGATCCACGTCCAACCCGGCCTCCTGCAGGTCATTGGCGACCTGCGTTGCGTTCCACGGGTCGTAGCCGATGGTCTGCACATCAAAAAAGTCAAGGTCATGCAGGATGCGTTTCTCCACGAAGGCGTAATCGGTCACGTCGCCGGGCGTCAGGGTCAGCCAGCCGTCACGCACCCACACGGATGCCATGCCCGCCGTGCGCTTGTCCAATGCCGGCAAATCGGACTCGGGCGCCCAGAATCGCAGAAGCACGTCATATCCGCCGCAATCGTCCGGGAAGAGCAGCGACCAAGCCGTCAGATCGGACACCGCACCGAGATCCCAGCCGCCATAGCAGACGCGGCCTTTGCACGCCTCGGCCATCTGGTCGGGCGAAGCGTAGACGGCACCGGCATTGCGGTCCCACGAGTCCAATGTGATGAAGCGTTCTGACTGCTTCGTGCGGATGCCGAGATGCAATCGGAGGTAGCTGGCGAGCTGCGCCGGCGAATTCCGCGCCTGATTGGCCTGAGCCGCCAAGTATTCGGCGCTCGGGCTCTTGCCGTAGCCGGGGTTCGCCTTCATCTGCGTTTCGACAGCGAATGGATTATCGGTCTCGTCGGCACCCCAGACCACGCCGTAATACGTGTCATCCTTGATAGTGCCGGCAGCGAGCTGCTCCACGTATTTGCGCGTCTGATCGTAAATCGTGTTCGATTTGCCATCATCAGGCGTGGTGATGCGCACACCCAAAGGCTGGGTACGCGAGCCACGACCCGTCTCCAATGTTCGCACCAGATCCGGCGTCTTATGCACATGAAGCTCATCGACGATGAAGCAGTGAAGATTCATGCCATGCGCCGCATCGGCGGCACTGGAAATCACTTCCATGTAACTGCCGGAGCGATTGTGGACGATACGCTTCTGATGCGCCGTCATCACACCCTTCAAAGCCGGCGTCTTCTCCACAAGCTGTTTGATCGGTTGGAAGACGAAGCCAGCCTGATGTTCGGTGGACGCGGCGCACACGACCTGCGCCCCCGGCTCACCATCGGCACCAAGCATATAGACCGCGATGCCACCAGACAGCGTCGACTTTCCGTTCTTACGCGGCACATCGACATACAAATCGCGGATGATGCGCACCCACTGTCCGTCGGCGTTCTTCTTCACCCATCCGAACACTGGGGCGAGGATCCACGCCAGCTGCCACGGGTCAGGGTCAAGCGGCTTGCCAGCCCACTTGCCCTGCGTGTGACGGAGTGTGTGGAAGCTCAATAGCACCTTGTCGACGCGAGCGGGGTCGAACACTGCGCCATCGACGTTCCTTGGCTCCGGTGTCTTGATCTTCGGCACCTGCCATTCCTTCGGCAGGTCCATGCCACGCTCCAGGCAATACCAAGCGACCTCGGGACTGATCTTCAGACGTTCCAGAGTCTCAGCGTCCGGCAGTTCAGGCGAACGGGTTGAATTCTTCATCTTCCTCGGCCTTTCCAGCGACATTCGATTCGCTCGCCGGAGTCAAGCCGAACTCATGCGCGAAAGCACGAATCGTATTCTGCGATTGGGTCAGCACGGTAAAAGCGGGATTGAGCTTGCGAGCACCACGCTCCGTCTCGATGAGCACGCCCTCCTCGTTGATGCACTCCTGCGCGGCCCTCATCGAAGCCACAGCAGTGCAATACGCCACGAGCGCATCCCGATCCTCCGGCTTGATGAGCTTCAACCGCGCGAGCTTCGGAACGATTCGCCGCCAAGTGTTCAACGCCTCGCCGCACAGCCACGCCGGCACCGACGGAGCCTTATGCTCGAAACCTGCATCGTCCTCCGAAATCTTCCTGCCGCCTGCATCACGATCAGGACCGCGACCATTGATGACCCTCAACTGGAGAGGCTGCCGCTGCGGTCCACGAGCACCCATGACAGCCTCCTTCACATGGTGGTTTGACCCCTAAAACCTGAGACGCGCGAAAAAGAGTTTCGGCGGCGCCCCTAGTCGAACCTTTGTTCGACTTTCGGAACGCCATACCCGTCAGTGGAATATCCCGGGGTAGTTCCTTCGGTCTTCTTGATCTTTAAGGGTCTTGCATTGGTCACAGAGTGTTTGCGTGTTGTTGATGTCAAGGAATGCTCCACCTGCGCCGACTGGGATGATGTGATCGACATTGGTTCCCTTGCGGTTGCATCGTCTGCAATTGGGCTCGAGCTTCAAGCGTTCGGCTCTGACGTGCGTCCATTCGGTGTGGTGTTGCCTCAAGGCTCTCGTATGTGCTGATGGATTCCGCCATGGTTTGCGTTGGTGCTGGTCACAACGTCCTTGATGTGTAGCTTTGCGGCTGCATCCTGTGAAGGTGCATCGTGCTTGTGGTCGTGTCGGCATCAGTCGGTGACTTCGATTCCGAGTCGGGTCAAGGCGTTGAGGAAGTCGTCCTCGTAGATGAGCAGGCCCCACGCTTCCAGGGCATCACCCCTGCTGATCTGCATGCCCGCCTGTTCTCCTTGGTCGGCTATGCGTGTGAGCTGGTGTGCGATCTCTTCGAGGGCTTCTTTCATTTCTGCTCCTTTCGGCGTGTAATATCTATCTCGCTTGCATAACTTATATATTTTTGATATAATAGTTTATGTCAACAGGAAAGGAGGTGAGCATGAAATGGACGGACATCGTGACCGCCATCAGCTCGGTGGTGAGCAACATCATCGCGCTGGCGGCACTCGTCATCTCGATCCGGCGCCGACCACGCCATAAGAGATGACGAAAGGGTTCCGAGCAGACCAAGTGCCCGGAACCCCGGTTCCATCCTATTTCATGACCCATCATGAAGACAAGCACGATATTCGCCATATGCGGCATCATATGCGGCCTGCTGTCCGCCATGCTCGGCTTCACAGGAAAACCATGGCAAGCCGGACTGTTCGGACTCGCGGCGGGCATCTGGTGCATCGCCACGCTCATCATGGACAGAAGGGACGGCGATGACGACTGAATACCTCGGCGTCAAACAGGTGGCCGAAAGACTCGGCGTCGCGAACGCCGCCGTCTACGACCTGCCGGAGCCGGACGTTCGCATCGGCCGCACCCGCGGCTGGCTCCCCGAAACCATCGACCGGTGGAACGCGCGACGTCCCGGCAGAGGTGTCGGCGGCGGCAGGCCACGCAAACAAAACGACAAATAAAGGAATGGTCCGGAAGCGATTCCGGGCCATTCCTTTTCATGGGTGCCTTCGGCGGGATTCGAACCCGCGTCCACACGCGGCCACAAGGAAGAGAATCCAATAAAGACTCACGGCCGGTACGATCTACCACTGATTCCTACGAAGGCATGGACAGGCGGTTTGAGCATCACCGCATCACGTAAGCGCGGGATTGGCTTGCCTGCCGCTGTTGGTGTATGCCCACTCTGACGTGGGTGGGCGGAGCGTGTCCGATATGCCGTTCGGGCAGGACGGTGTTACGTAGCCCAAGGAGTTAGGAGAATCCATCGGTGGATATGAAAAGGGTTCAAACCAAGTCACCTCGGTTTGAACCCTCTAATCCACTGACAATTATGCCTTGCACTTCGAGAAACGTCAAATCGAGTCGCGTCGGGAAAGCTGCCCGTGCACGTCGGCGAGACGGTAGAGCGGCTGTCCCTTCCCGTTCTTGCCGGCTGGTTGAATCCTGCCGCGACTGCGCCACGAGTAGATCGTGTTCACGCCGCATTGGAACCCGCATTCGCGCAGGAGTTCGGCGCATTCCCCTGCCGTGAACGCTTTGCCGGATGCGATGCACTCCTTCAGGAAGCCGAGCCGCACGTCCACCACACGGTAAGTGCCGCCGCATACGGGGCAGGTGACCTCGACCGCGTCGATGGGCGCCGACAGTTCGACACCGCACAATGGGTTCGGGCATCTGCCGATGCCGTGCCTGGAAGGCGGCACGTCGATGATGGACAAGGTCTTGCGCGCCAATGATTCCCAGTCATGCCAGATGATGTCGATGTCCGGAAGCCGGTTCAACCGTGGACATGCGGCGCAGACGCTCAAACATTCCAGCAGGGACGGGTGGATCCGGCCGTTCGCCCATGGCATCGCCGATGGCGCGTACAGTCTGCGCCACAATGCGACCGCCATGTCCCCGACCTCCTGCATGTGGTCGAGCACCGGCAATCGGATTGGCGTCGGCGCGGCTGGAAGGTTGACGCGTCCAGGCTGGCGGCCTCCGTAGTGCGCGGTCGAGTCCAGGAACTCATGCAGCGAATCCAACCATGATGGATATTCCCGCAGCCAGCCGCGCATCAGCCCATCGCATCTCGCGCACATGGTGTCGCCGGCAGCGCATTCTTCGCCGCAGACGAGGCACACGCCGGCGAGCGCTGGTGTTGTTTGGCTGGTGTTTGTTGTGGTGTTGGTGGTGGTTGGTTGGGATTCGTTGGTCGATTCATACATTTGTTCGATTCCCTCCGGCGTGGTAGTCTGGTTTGTGGTAATGCCAGAGCCCGGCCGGAAGGTCGGGTTCTTTGTTTATTCGGTGGCGGAGTCCTGTTTTTCGAGGTCGACGTGTTCGATCTTGGCTCTATGGCGGAGCAGATTGGCGTATGCGTCCATGACATCAAGCTGCCTGCTCAACAGGCTGATCGGACAGACGGGCTCGAAGTCGAGCGTGCCGTCCGCATACCGCTGCAGCATGCCCCTGAGCCTGCCGGCACGAGCGGTCAACTCACGGTATTCGACACGCATGCGGTCCTGGTAGCCGGAGGCCTTGGCGCTCGCGGGTTCCGCTTGGTCGGCGGCGGCGAGCACTTCGATGGCTTGGCGCAGGTATCCGTCGCGGATCCATTCGGATGCGGTCCGCCATTCCTCATGGATGATTTCGGTGGAGTCCTTGCGGAGCGCCCATTTGAGCCCGAACAGACGTTCGGCTACGGCTTCGGTGCGCGCGTCGATCGGCGGCAGTGGCGGGTCTAGTGTTTCCTCACTCATTTCGTTTCCTTCCTCTTTTGATTGTGCATGGTCTTCCAGGTCTTGTGTCGCAGCAGCCACACCACCCATTCGGGCAGTTCGGTCCAGATGGTCAGATGTGAGGACGCGGCGTATAGCTTCCACCACCTGCCGCAGATGACGCAATGCTCTATCCTGCGCAGGCTGACCTCGTATTGCGCCGGACCGATGCCATTGCTCGCGCAAATGAATATCCCGACCGCGCTCCGGCACGCATGCGGCGAGCGCCGTTTGTTACGACTGATGCTGTTCATCATTCCGCCTCCTTCTCAAGGATGTAGACGATTGTCGGCGGGAATGATGGCTCATAGCATATGTTCGGCTCCACCTCGTACTCGCCTTTGCCGCCGAGTCCCGGCAACACGTCGGTGCGCATCACGCTCCATCCGTCGGAAAGCAGACCGGCGAGCGCTTCCGTATTCTGCAGCTTCAGCGTGTACACGTCTCCGCTTGCCGCGTACATAACCGGCACTACCTTAAATTTCCTACTCACCGCTCCGTCTCCTTCTGCTCGTCCAACCACTTCTCAAAAAGCCGGTAAATGTCCAGCGGGATGGTCCTCACCGGCTGGAACTTCAGCCGTCGCATGCAGTCGGCGCACACCTCGGTGACTGTCTTCGCCTGACCGCCATAGATGAGGCCCACGGAATAGACAGGACTCGAGCACCACCGGCCACACAGATCGCAGGTATGCATATCCTGCGTGACCAATTCGTCACGCTGCGGCAGGAACGGATTCCCCGCACCCCTTTCCTCCACGGCATCGGCGAGCGCCTTCCTGATCTCGTCCCTGGCGTAGAGGAAGGCGTTGTGTCGGGTCTGGGCGTAGCCGCCGAAGGGGGTATTGCCGTCCCTTGTCGCGGAGCGGACGGCTTCGAGTTCCTGGTCGATGAGTTTGTTGAGCACGCCGATGGCGATGTCTGCTTCACTGTCTTTCATTGCTGTTCCTTTTCCCTGTCGTGTTCCGCCACCCATCTGAGCAGGGCGTTAACGGCGATTTCGCACGCCTACCGTTCCTCGTCGTCCTCTGGTGCGATACATACGGCGCCGCATTGCGACCAGATTTTCACTGTGGTTCCTTGTCCGCGCCGCTCACGCGATCCCAGTCGCAGGACATGCCGCCTTGCTTCTCCCATGCGTAGACGACACAGTCCACTTTTCGCGTGTCCTGCAATGTGATGACGCATTCGTAGAAGCCGTCGGTGGTGCCTCCGTCGGTGCATTGCGAGTCGATGGGTTTGACCGCATGCGCCGGCGTGGATGCTTTGGTCGAGCTGCCGCATCCGGCGAGCGCGACGCAGAGTGCGAGGGTGATGGCGGTGAGGGCGGCGCAGATGGTGTTTCTCATTGGTTTCATTCCTTTCCGTAGATGGCGAGGCTTCTTATGCCGTCGCTCATGCTGTTGAAACATGTGTTCGGATCATGGTCGATGATGTCGTTTCCGATGCCTTGGAAGCGGAGGGTGGCGGTGCCGTCCGGCCGGCGGATGAGTTCGAGCCGGCCGTCGATGACGACGTCCTGGTCGGTGCGGGCGATGCAGCGGCGGCCGATCAGGATGGCCGGGTCGGCCGACCGCCACTTGTGCAATGGGACGATGATGCTCATTCCCGGCCACCCATCCAGCCGATCAGGAAGGCGAGCGCCAGGAGGATTATCGCGGTGTGGCTCATGCCGTTCCTCCGATCTCCGGGCTGGCCAGCATCTCGGTGATCGCGTCCTTGGCTATCAGGCGCCATGGTTCGCGGCCGTCGTCGTCGAGGTTTTCCCACGTGAGGTGTTTGCGGTGGCCGTTGGCGTGGAATCGGTTGTAGATGGCGTGCGCGACGGCGTATTGCGTGTCGAGGCTGATGACGAGCTGGTCTTGCTGGTCTTCGGTCATTGGTAGGTCTCCGGTCTTGGCGGTGCGAGCAGTGCGGCGATCGCGTAGCTGGCGAGGCTGGTGGCGAGCGCCGCGATGGTCAGTGCGGTGTGGATGGCGAGCCACGTGATTGGTGTCCACTGGTGGAGCGCCTGTCCGATGATCGCCCTGATGACGGCGTGCGGGATGAGCAGCAGCGCGAGGAGGGTGAACAGCGTGGCCATGGCGTCTCCGAGCCGGTCGGCGAGGTGGCTGATGGTCTTTCTCACTTGTGGTCTCCCGTCTTGACGGCGAGTGTCTCGAGCATGGCCTTGTAGTCTTTGATGTCGCGTGCGATGCAGGATTTCACCCGGTGCGGGCCGCTGTCGCCCTGGTATGGATCCGGGGCGCCGAGCACGGTGACGAGTCGGCGGATGGTGGCCATGTCGTATTTGCGGTAGGTGAGCCACGCGTCAGGGTTGAGGTTGAGTCGGCGGAGGAAGTCAAGGTCGAAGTCCACGTTGGTCCCCGCGGGGACGAGGGAGAAGCGCTGGGAGAGCGAGTCAAGGAATTCCTCCACGGCGTTGGCCACGACGACCATGCTGTCATTGCGCACGGAGCCTCCCATGAGTTCGAACAGCAGGCCGTTGTCGGTGTGCATGGAGAAGGCGACGGGGCTCATGGACAGGAGGTCGAGTCTGTCCGGGCGGATGATGCGGGACAATGATCCGAACTTTTGTTCGCCCAGCATGTCGGTACATTCCATACCGATCTCCAATGGCAGGCTTTTGCGCCTGTCCACGCCTGTGGTCTCAAAGTCGATCCACAGCAGCGCCTCCGGTTTGCCGTTATTCTCGTGCATTTGTCATTCCTTCCGTTTGAATTGTCAATGTTTCGCGCATGGTCAATGGCGTGGCCGTGCCGTCCTGGTTGAGCCAGAGCCATCTCCCCTGCCAGTCGCGCACTGGGGTGGAGAGAGGATCTATGCCGAGCGGGACGATCAGCCCGAGGCGTTCGGCCTCAGCCACATGCTGGTGGACCCACCCATGGCAGCCGGTCGTCCCCGAGCCGCACAGCTCGATGATGTTGACGGGACTATGCCGCACATCCGGATTCGCCGCGCGACGCAGTTGACGGTGATGGCCGCTTCGTCCGGGCCATCGTGACGGATCGTGGATGTTCGCCCCGCAGCGCAGGCAATGCCAGCCCTGGCGTTCCAAAGCGATGCGCTTCGAGTCCTCGAACTCACTCACAACGCGCTCCTTCCTGCATCAGGCCGTTGACCAGCACCAGACATGAAGTGCAGTTCGTTCTTAGTCCGGAGGCCATCGCGGCGATGCCGTTATCGGCCTTGCCGCCGGCGAGCGCCTGGAGTTCGATGTTCGCCGCGGTTTCCGCGGTGTCGGTGATGAGTTGGGCGAGTCTGTTGATCTGTTCCTTGGTCATTCGTCTTCCTCCTCGTCTTCTTCCGTGATGGCGGCAACAAGCTGGTCGAGGTGTTCGGTCTCGTCGTCGGATGGCTCATAGCCGAGGTCTTGGAGGATCAGGTAATAGCCGGGGATGCGGCGGCTGACGTTGTCGTCGCCACTCCAGTCCCAGTCATTTGGGCTGATGAACCATTCGATTCTGGCGGTGAGGATCATGACCGCGTATGTCGGCCAGTCCGGTGAGTCGAGGTGCGTGTGGAGTTCCGCGAGCGCCTGTTCCGGTTTGATGCCGGCGATGGCGGCGAACTGTTCCCGGGCGCATGCGGCGTCGTTCCAGGTGTGTAGGTCTTTGGTGAAGCCGGTCGGGTCCGGGTCAATTGTCTGCAGGAGTCCGAGCCTTGCCGTGGTCTCGATGAGCTTGGCGCGCTTGATGGCATGGAGATGGCCGTGGAGCCATGCCATGCGCTTGTCAGCCGTCGTGGCGGCGTATTCCTCGAGCACGTGCTGTCGGGCGTCGCGTTCGGCCTGTTCGGCGGCTCGCTGGGCTTCCTTTTCGGCTTCGGCGGCCGCATCACGACGATCCCAGAGGTATATCGTCTGCGTCGCTTCATGGACGGAGACCGCGTCTGGATTCTGCTTGCGGAGCTCTTCGATGGTTTCTTCCGGAGTGCCCGCGGCGGGGAAGATGGCGCCGGAGTAATGCCATTCGGAATCCGAGAAGGTCTCTCCGGGATCCTCGATGACGTTGAGACCGGTGGTGCCGGTGGCGAGGAGCGCGGAGACATCGGCGAACCACTGGCTCCGGCGATCTTCCACTTCGATGTTGTGGAGGATGTAGTCGAAGTTCGAGGTCCCCGCGGCGTGCGCGAGGCGTTCCTGACGGTCCGGCTGGCCGTCGTATCGTGCGATGGCCATGAGTTGGCCGATGGTGAGCTGGTCGAAGTCGTCGCGTGTCTTCCTGACGTCCGCCTTGATGCTCGCCGCTTTCGCTCTGTCACGCACATAGTCGGCGCTTCGGCCGAGCCTGTGCGCGACGGCGGCGGTGGTGGCTCCGAGGTCGAGCATGCCCTGGATGGCGTCGGCCTCCTCGAGGACGGTGAGCTGTTCGCGCTGGCAGTTTTCGGTGACCATGGCCTCCAACTGCTGCAACGGGTCTAAGTCAAGCACGAAACACGGCACGGCTCCGGTGCCGGCCTGCTTGCATGCGGCGAGACGACGATGGCCGGCGATGACACGATAGCGCTCGCCGTTGGGTACGACGGAGAGCGGCGAGAGCAGGCCGTTGGCTTTGATGCTGGCCGCGAGGTCGGTCACGTCGCCGATCTGCTTTCGTGGATTGTCCGGGTGGGGGTCGATGAGGCTGGTGTTGATGAGCTTGATTTCGTTGCTTTGGTAGTTGCTCATTGCTTCTCCTTGCTGGTTTCTTGGTTGTTGAGTTCTTCGGCGCACGCCTGGCATGCCTTCCACCATTCGCTTGGATTGCCGTTGCGGAGGCTTCCGGTGTGGTCGTATTCGTCCTCATGCGGATCCATGAGCTGGTGGACGTGTTCGCAGTTCCAGGTGTGCTTGTGGATTGGCGGCGGCGAGATTGGCTCGGGTGCCCAGGTTTCCCATTGGTCGCGGAGCCATGTGTTGAGCCGTGGGATGTGGCCGCTGCGGATTTGACCGTCGTTGACGGCGCGCTTGTAGCGGCGGAGCGCGGTCTGGAGCCGGGTCAGTTCGACGGGGTTTCCGGCGATGGCCGCGTACAGGCTTCGTGCTTCGGTTTCGGTCTTGCGGGCGCCGACGGATCCGGGATAGGCTTCGGCGAAACGGTCGAAGCCGGCGTCCGGCGTATCGGTTTGCTTCGAGGTGCTGGCGGGAGGGGTCGGAGAGGGTATATCGGTATAGGTATCGGTTTTATGCCATGTTTTTGCTTGGCTGTCCTCTAGCAAGTTGCTAGACGTTTCGCTACCTGTCTCGCTACTGTTTTGCTCTCCGTTCGCTTGGCTGTTTGCTAGCAAGTTGCTAGACGGTTGCTTGGCCTTTTGGTTGGCGGCCTTACGCCGTCCGCCCTTGCTTCCGGCTTTGCGCCGGGCCTCGCGCTGTTCCTCGGTGAGCGTCTTGGGTTCCTTGCAGATGCCTTCGGCGTAGACGGGCCTCCAGCCGCCGCCGCGCTCCTCCATGAGCCCCATGTCGATGAGCTGCTGGAGTTGTTTCATGGTGCCGCCAGCGTCCTTGAGGTCGATCTTGTCGAAGTGGCCGGGGTAAGCGGTCGGGTCCTTGGCCTGCATCGAGACTCCTTTAGAATGGATGACGCAGAGCTTGACCCACAGTCCCACGGTGGCGAGCGGCAGGCGTTTTATGCGCCTGTCGTCAGCCATCTGGTCGTCGATGATGAACCACATTCTTCTTCTCCTTCCGTGGTTCAGGTTCCTTTGGGGGTTTAGCCGATCTCGCCAGTGTTCGGGTTGATGGATGCCTCCACGTCGCCGTCCTCCGCGTCGAGGCTCCGGCGCAGGTCGTCGATGAGGATCATCTGCCGTGACGAGGCGGGTTTCGCGCACATGCTCTCCATGGCCAGACCGGCGTCCAGGATGCGCTGGGCGAGGTCGGCGCAGTCGTACACGACCTCGGTGATGGCGTGCATGCCGCCCCACTTGTCGATGTGCTCCTTTTTGGTCTTGGTGTCCATGCATGCGCGGCATGCCTTGAGCACGACGGCCGCGGCCTTGGTGACCTGCTGCGTCTTGCCGATGAGGTCGATGAGCAGGTCCGGTGTGGCTTCCTGCGGGATGAGCGCCTGCTGTTCTGTGGCTTCCATTGATGCTCCTTGTCCTTAAAAGTCCGGCTCGCCGTCGGCCTTGCCGAATTCTCCGAATGATGACTGGCCGTCTGTCGGCGCGCTCCACGGATCATCCGCAGGCGGAGCCGGTTGCGCGGGCTGTTGCGTCTGCTGCGGCTGTTGGCTCCAGCCGCCGGCGCCGGTGTTGACGGTCGTCGGCTGTGGAGAGGCGGGGTTGCCGTAGACGGGGCCGTCCTGGCGGCTGATGCGGTGGACCTGCGCCGTCGTGTACCGGAGCGATGGGCCGAGCTCGTCGACCTGCAGCTCCACGACGGTGCGGTTCGAGCCGTCCTGCGCCTGATACGAGCGCTGCTGGAGTCTGCCCTGGGCGATGACGCGCATGCCCTTGGCTAAGGAGCGGGCGCAATGCTGCCCGAATTCGTTCCAGGCGGAGCATCGCATGAAGAGTGTCGAACCGTCCTCGTATTGGCCGGTCTGCTTGTTGAAGTTGCGCGGCGTGTTGGCGATGGTGAAGCTGGCGACCTGCGCGCCCTGGCTGGTGGTCCTGATCTCCGGATCCGAGGTGAGGTTGCCGATGATGGTGATGACGGTCTCTCCGATGGCCATGTCAGGCTCCCTTCACGTATCCGGCTGGCTCCGGGCCGAGCTGGCTGGGATCCTTGGCCTTCCACGCGCATTTCGCGCGGAGGCATCCGGCCTCGCGGTCGATGATGATGTCTCCGAAACGTGCCGGAGCGACCAGCGTGAGATTCCAGCTGCGGTCATGGTTGAGCGCGGTGACGGTCTCATACAATTCACTGATAAGTTCGGCCGCCGTCATGCCGATGCTGGTCGGCGTGAGCGGCCATTCGAGCCACCGCTCGCCTTCCGGCCTGGCTGTCTTGCTTGGCATCGTGTGCCTCCTTTGGGATTGGATTGGATGTCGTGCCGGAGCGCGGAATCGAACCGCGCATCCATCCGCCGGCGTTATCGGAGCGCCGATCTATGGCGCCCGCATCCTGTCGCGGGCTCCGGCGGGGCGGACGGGAGGAGAAGAAGAAGATGACCCGTCCGGCCGGTTTTAGCGTCTTTTCCTTGACGGTTGGATGGCTCCCGCATGGACGCGCATGACGAACCACGTCCATGCCGCAATGTGTGCGGAGTCATCCAAGTCCTTCACTTCTGCTCCAGCCATCGCATGACGCGGGGATCCGAGCACAGGCGGCGCATGATGACGGCCGCCGGAATAAGCACTGCGATCGGCGCGGCGATGAGGTGTTCGATGGGATGCGTGCAGGCCGGTGTGCAGTACAGCACCCAGATGGCGGCGATCCAGATGGCGGCGACGAGCTGGCAGAGGATGGCGTGTGCGAGCTTGGTCATGATTCCTCCTCGTCCATCTCGCGCAGCAGTCGGCCGATGCTGGCCTGCAGCGATTCAAGCGCCGCGCGGCTGACTGTCACGCCGGCGAGGTGATTTTCGTCGGTGATGATGCTGATTCGTGCGGCCTGGACGTCGGCTTCGCAACTGCGGTCGCGAACGACGGCGACCGCGTATGAGCTTTGCGGCTTCTTGGTTTCCTTGCGCATTGTTGTCTGTCCTTAGTGTCGGCGCGTTCCGGCGTTGGCATCGAATTCCTCGATGCTGGCGACGCTGACCATGAGCTTGCCGTGGTATCCGCTTGGCTGACGCATCTTGATGCGTCCGGCCCTTGCCCACTTACGGAGAGTCTTCTGATCGACCCCGCCGAGCATCGCGCTGGCCTGCTTGAGGCTGACCCATCGCGGCGCGAAACTGGCCTGCCTGACGGCTTCCTTCGCGATCTCATGAGCGAGCGCGACCGGATCGAGCAGCGGTTGGTTCGCAGTGACTGTCTCTCGCATGCGTTCTCTCCTCTCCCCTATTTGTGGATGCGTCAAGCTGCGTCGGCGAGCGTGGCCGGGACCATCGGGATGCCGAGGATATGGCCAAGTTGATTGCCCTCGATCTTCCGCATTTTCATGTACCTGACCGCAGTGAGATCATGCCCTGGCGAATACACCACGCGAATCGGTTGCACATCGAGAGCGACCATCTCCCGTGGATCCTCCCCGAGTAGTTCGCAGAGCGCGTGAAACTGCTCTTCCGTCAATTCGTGAATATCGATTTCAGTGATGCTCATTTCGGATTCTCCTTTCGATTCATTCGTCGGCGAGCGCCTGACTCTGTTCTTTGAATTGAGGCGGAAGGAAGGTGCTTGGCGCTTCTCCTGTTGCTTCAGACAGGGCGATGACTGTATCGAGCGTCACGGCTCGGTATCCCTTCAGCATGCTGTTGAGTGTGCTGTATGGGATTCCGCATTTTTCCGACACGGCTCGTTTTGTCATACCCTTGTTTTTAATGATTTTTTCGGCGTTGTGACCAAACCACGTTTGTAGACTAACGTTTCTCATGTGAGTAACATTAGTGCATGAATAAGAGTCCGTCAACTTCGGTGTTTCTCATTTGGATAACAAATAACTATATGCGGAATTGCCGTTACTCAAATCGAGTAATATAATGCTCACATGAGTGATAACAGAGAATATCGGAGTCGACGTTTTGCACAGCTAGTAGGGCTCGAGCTAAAAGGTGAATTCGCAAAACATTCCATTTCGCAGACGAAAGTCGCTGAGATTCTTGGACATTCCAAGGGTGGGTATTCCAAATGGATCAACGCGAAGCCGTCCATGCCACTTGAGGCGTTCTTGAATACGTGCGAGTTGATTGAGGCAGACCCTAAAGCGGTTATTGACGCCTCGTATAAAAGGCTGCTCGATGAACTTGGTACACCAGATGAATACCGCGAGCGCCAAAACCAGATCACCAATGATCTGGTCGAGCCGAGGTTCGAGGATCTGCCACCACAGGAGCTTGCTGCCAGCAGGGACATGAACCGCAATCTTGAAGCCGAGACACCGGACGAATGACAGATTTCACGGCTTTGCGAAAAGCTACTATTATACACCTTTTTCAAATTATTAAAAATGACCGAATTCGACCACTTTTACGGTGGATAAGTCAAAATCGTTGAAAGGACAACGAAATGCCGGTGGAAGACACGAGCGAGGAATTCAATCCCGATAACAGAGGACAGGTGATCCTCTACCGTGCCAATGGAGTGAACGTGCCGGTCGAGGTCACGTACTGGCAGCGAACGTTCTGGATGCCGCAGAAGAACATCGCGCAACTCTTCGGGGTGACGCCACAGACCGTGACACGTCACATACAGAACATTTACAGTGAAGGCGAACTGGACGAAAACGCAACCTGTACATTTCTTGTACAAGTTCGAAACGAAGGCGGCAGAACGGTTCGCCGCACCATCCGCTTCTACAATCTGAACGCAATCATAGCCGTCGGATACAGGGTCAACAGCCCGCAGGCCACGGCCTTTCGCCAATGGGCGACCAGCGTGCTGCACGAATACATGATCAAGGGCTTCGCACTCAACGACGACATGCTCAAGAACGGCAACACGTTCGGAGAGGACTACTTCAAAGAGCTCCTCGCCCGGGTGCGGGAGATCCGCACCAGCGAGAAACGCCTCTACCAGCAGGTGCTCGCCATATTCCAGGAGATCTGCACCGACTACGACAAGGACAGCAACATCGCGCGCGAGTTCTACCAGAACATGCAGAACAGGTTCCACTACGCAGCCCACGGGCACACCGCGCCGGAAATCATCAGCCAACGCGTCGACGCCACGAAACCGCACATGGGACTGACCACATGGCAAGGCTCCCCCAACGGGCGAATCCACAAATCAGACGTGACCGTCGCCAAGAACTACCTGGACGAGAACGAGCTGACACGGCTCAACCGCCTCACCAGCGGCTTCCTCGACATGATCGAGAACAGGGTCGCGGCACGACTGACCACCACCATGCCGGAATTCATCCAATTCGTCAGCCAATATATCCAGCTTTCGGGAGGCGCGACACTCACCGGCAAAGGCACAGTGACCCGCAAACAGGCGGACAAGAAGGCATTCGAGGAATACGCGAAGTTCAATGCGACGCAACTATACGACTTCGAGAAATTCGCCAAAGGAATCGACGGAGGCCACCACGACGGAATCGGCAGATAAAACAGTCGACGAGGAGGCAAGGCCGACCCCAGGGGCAAAGGAATTCTCGACCCGAAGTCTTACTCCCATTCGGGAACCCAGCCGCCATCCACATAGGACGGACTTGCGCACACCAGCCGACACCATGCAAAGGAGGTCACGGCAAACGGGTAGTCTGAGCATCGACAGTACCCAGCACGCGAGCGTCTTCGGCGCGGCGAACCAGGCTGGGTTGTTTCATATCCCCGGCGGATACGACCTCGGCTCCTTCCTCGACCACGCCGGGAAGGAACACATCCGCATCGTCGAGCAACCGTTGCCGGACGGACTGTGCGGCGCATGGTATGAGGCGAGCCGCACTATATTCCTCCATGACAGACTCAACCAACGCCAGCGCCGCTGCACCCTCTGCCATGAGCTCATCCATGCGAAACACCACGACCCAGGATGCGGCACACGGTATGGGGCCAAGTGCGAGCGCCGCTGCCGCACGGAGACCGCGCTGACATTGATCAGTCCCGTGGACTATGGGATGGTGGAGCAGGTGTACGAGGGCAATACGTGGATGATGGCCGTGGAATTAGGTGTCACCATCCAAGTACTGTCAGATTATCGGCAGCTGCTCTACGATTCCGGCGTGTGTATGCAGTGAATACCACCAAGCGATTGCTCATGGGGGTACGATGGAGTGACCGGCATGGTCGCCAGAGAAGAAAAGAGAATCCAATGACCAACAACAATCCAAATCCGCAGCAGTTCCAGCCGCAACCGGTTCCACAACAGCAGCCGGCGCAACAACCGCCATTCGCGCAACAGCCGCATTTCCAGCAGCCGCAGCAGCCGGCGCCGCAGCAGCCGATGATGCAGCAGCCCTACCGGCAGCCGGCCGAGGAGAAGCATATGAGCGCGCTCGGCATCACCGCATTCGTTCTCGGCGTCATCGCACTCGTGCTCTCGTGGATCCCGATCGTCAACAATGTGGCGTTCGCCTTCGCCATTGCCGGCATCATCTTCGGCTGCTTCGCACTGTACGCCACCAGGAAGAACGGAAAGAAAAAGGGCCGCGGACTAGTCATCGCGGCAGTCATCATCTCCCTCATCAGCGGCGGAGTGGTCCTCTACACGCAATCCGTATACGGTGCCGCCGTGGACAGCGTGAGCAAGAGCATGGATGAGACAAGCAAGCAGATCCAGCACGATTCCGACAATTACGACAAGGGCATCGTCAACGAAGGCGCCAAGGAATTGAAGCTGCAGGTGACCATCAGCAACGGCAACGCAGAAGTGACCTACGGCAAGGGCGGCGGCAGCAGCAACGAAACCGTCTCCGGCCAATGGGAAAAGACCATCACCGGCGATGACGCCCAGAAGGACTGGACGCTCAGCGCCTACCCGTCCTTCGACATCGACAACCAGACGCCCGCTGACACGCAGGTGACATGCACCATCACCGTGGACGGCAAGCAGGTCTCGCATCAGGAAGCGACCGGCGACAACGCCAACGTGTACTGCAGCGTCTACGACAAGCAGTGACAACTTACTAGACGCAGAAAACGCACCCATCCACGACTTTTGCGGTTGGGTGCGTTTTTATAACGCCATCAGAGAAAGAGAGACAACAAATGAAAACCACACAAAAGGTGATCGCCGCAATGCTCGCCATCATGTTCCCAATCGTTCTGGCCGGAGGATGCGGCAGCCGGACAACATCAAGCCAGTCAGCGAGCGCCGACAGTCAAGCCGACTCGCAGGATTCCGAAACAGACTCGCAGGATTCCACCGACAGTGATGATGGTTCTCCGCTCGCGAATGGGCTGTCCGGTTCCTGCGAGGGCAGTGACCCGCGGTTGCCGAGTGTGAAGCTCGATACGAGCGCCGGATATTTCGGCGTGGAGATACCCGGCAATGACCAGATCAGGCCGAATGAATTCTACTCGTATGATCTTATGCTCACCAACGAGAACGGCGACTCTTGGATGGTGCAGCTATCCGACTACGTGTCGTCCGGGGAGACCAACAGAAGCGTTTTCAATATGCAGACAAGCAAGAACCTGAACTACCCAGGCTGGAACAACTCGGACGACGGCTCAACCTTCTCAACGTCGATTCCGGATACGGCGATGCGTGGAACGTCGATGAATTGGCAGATGACGCTCAACGTCGACGGCAACGATGTCGCAAAATGCCCCACGGACGGAACGACATCGCTCGAATAGGCTAAGACCTGACGCCCACAAATGATGCAAGCCCCGGCCGCCCGCATACCGCGAGCGCCGGGGGTTTGCTTGATTCTCAGCTGAGGCATGGAGACGGCAGCACAATCGGCCATGTGATTTGGATTCCGAAAAACTTCATGATGGTGAAGTAGATGGCCAGGATAATTAAAACGGCGAGCAGCGTGGTGAAGGCGAATTCGCCGATCATGCATGCTCTTCTGAATTTGGGGTGCACTCTCGAGAAAAGTCTCATACGTGCGCCTTTTTCCTTATCGAGATACATGGAAGTGGCGCAGACATTGAACAATCTCATAAATGGGTGGAAGCGTAATACTTTTGCGATCAGGTGCCCCAGTTCGTCTGAATCTTTCTGCTGGGATTTATTGGCGTCCTGGCCGAGAGGATCGCATTCCTCTTCAATTTCTGCAGCCTGCGTATTCAATGTTGGAGAGAGCTTGACGTCGGAGCTCTCTCCAAAGTTGAATGTTCTGTTGTAGTTTGAATCGTTCGGCTTTTCCATCATTTCTATTGCCTTTGGAGATTATCCAGACGCATTCTCATGGCACTGACTGACACATCGAACAATTGCGCCATTGCTGCCACGTCCTTGCCGGCGGATTGGAATTCCTCGACCTTTGATTCTGGCATGAGAATCGCGCCGGCGAATTCGTCGGCGAAGAACTCGTGCGGGAAGTAGTCCTTCTCCCTGCGTCCGCCCATACGGACTTCTTCGAACCCGTATTCGTCGTCCTGGGCTATGACCGTGCGCTCTATGAAATGGCCGAGTTCATGTGCGAGAGTGAAACGCTGGCGCACACCCGGCTCCTCCTTATCGATGAAAGCCTTCGCATCTCTCTCTGCGGCTCGTTTCACTATCATGCCGGAAAGATCGTCCGGCATGATGCACTTGTACGTTGTGACACCGCATGCTCTGCATATTTGTTCGATCTTCACGGGAACCTGTTGATCCCAGTTTCCGTCCAATACCTTCCTTGCGGCTTCGCGCGCCTGCTTCCATACCAATTCAGCCATGCCAAACCTCTCACTGTCTTTTTCCTTTCATTCTTATTCCTTTTGTGGACGTTTCACGGAAAATAACGCTGATTATCTCAAAATCATTCCTTGTCGGCGAGTGCCTTGAGTTGTGCGATCTGTTTTTTGAGTTCGGCGATTTCCTTGTCTTTGTCATTTTCGGCCGATGCCGGTGCGGTGTCCGTCTGTGTCGGGGTGATGCTGGCGGCCACCTTGTCGGCGAGCGCGCGCTGTCGGTCTTCGCTGAGTCGTTGATAGTGCATGGCCATGATGGCGGTGCTGTGTCCGGCTGCGGCCATGAGTTCGCGGACGGTGGCGCCCTGTTGGGCGAGCATGGTGAGTGCCGTGGAGCGGAGGTCGTGGAATCGGAGGTCTTCGCGTCCGGCTGCGCGTCTCGCCTTGACGTAGGCGTCGCGCATGGCGTCCGTGCTGATCGGCCTGTCATGGTCCAGCGGGCTGGGGAATATCCATGCGTCCGGCTGGTCGGCCACATATTCGGCGAGGTGCGCGCGGATTTCGGGGATGACGGCTTCGGGGATTGGTTCGGTGCGTTTGCTTCTGGCGGTCTTCGGCGGCCCGGCGATGACGCGGGCGCGGGTGAGTCTGGTGCGGCGGATGTGGATGAGACGGTTGTCGAGGTCGATGTCGCCGCGTTGGAGGGCGCAGACCTCGCCGATGCGCAGGCCTCCGCAGGAGATGGCGAGGGTGATGGCGAGCCGGAATTTGCGTGGCATGGCGTCGTGGATCCGCCGGAGCTGCTGTGGTGTGGCGGCGGGTGTCTCCTCCCTGGGCGCGGGCTTGCGCACCGGCATGACGAATGGTGATTTGGCGATGACGGCGAAGCCGTCCTGGTCCGGGGTCGCGGCGGCGTCGAGGATCTGGCGGAGCTTGGACAGCAGCTCTCGGCCGACGTATGGGTGGTCCTTCGGCAGTGTGGCCGCATAGCGCTCGATGTCGGCCGAGGTGATCTTGCCGATCGGCATGCCGCCGAACGCGTCGATGAGCCGTTTGACCGTGCATCTGATGCCGTAGATGGTGTTGGCGTGCAGTCCTTCGCCCTCACGCGTCTCCAGCCATTTCGCGGCATACTCGCCGAATGTCAGGGCGGTGTCCTTGGCCTTGCGCTTGACGATGCGCTCCGGCTCCCACACGTCAGCCTCGATGCGCCGTCTCGCCCTGGTCAGCCATGCCGCGGCCTCGTCCCTGCCGTCCTGCGTGCAGGGGAAGGTGGCCGTCTGGCGGTTCGGCAGATCCGGCCATTCCGAAAAGGCGGCCACGGGCGTAAGATAGGAGGCCTCTATCCACTTCGGATTGGCCTTGCTTGGCTTGACGACGATCTTGCCGAACTTCCTGACCATGACACATCCCCCGGTTGAGGTGGTGGAGCTTTACCACTCGAATTACCACTCCAATTGTGGCGTATGAGTCTATTTTTGGTCAAAAATTCCCGCGTTTCAAAATGGCGTATCGATGATATGTACGCTGGAAACGGCTTGATTCCAACGTTTTTGTGGAGCGCGCGTCGGCGAGCGCTATTTGTTCCAGTTTTCCCAGCAGACATACCGGGTGGTCATGATGCGCATGCTGCTTGAGGGGCGGACCTACGACAAACTTCCCGTGAGCCGTTTCCTCTACCCGATCACCACGCGCAAATGGTTGTCGATGGCGAAGGTGATGCTGCTCGAGAACGTGTTCCTGTTCCTGTGGACGTTCACCATCATCGGCGCGTTCATCAAACCGTATTCCTA